GCCTCAAAGAGTATTACTACGATGGACGGCATAGCAGCAGACAGAAGACAGATGATGAATACGCTCGGGATTTCAGCCAATTTGTCGGTGACATACGCTGTGAAGTAATTGTTGATCCATCAGCGGCTTCATTTATTACCAAATTGAGAGAACGCCGGTATCGAGTTATTAAAGCTGATAACGATGTGCTAAATGGCATTAGAGAAACGCAAACAGCTATGAACTCTGGCGAGATCAAGTTCACACCCGGGCTAACTAATCTGTTCAAAGAGTTCGCGTCTTATGTGTGGGATGACAAGGCCAGTCAAAAAGGTGAAGACAAAGTGGTCAAGGCACATGACCACGCAATGGACGCCATGAGATATTTTGTCATGCAGGTAATCAAACGGAGAAATGCAGCTCATACGTTCAAGAACACAAGCAAATACTTCTAAGGAGGTGGCCATCATATTAACAGTTCAAGGTAAAGGCTCAATTACAGATGGTGATTTGTTCATTTTTCCAGTAGACACAGCTATTACTGGGGACGATATCACCAATTTCATTAGCGCAAATGATGAACTAGCTCGCAGAAAATATCTGCCTGCTAAAAAAATGTATCTTGGCAAGCACAAGATTCTTCATGAAGATGCCAAAGACCACGGGCCGGACAATCGGCTTGTCGGCAACTTGGCTCACTATATCGTGGATACCTACAACGGGTTTTACATTGGCATTCCACCGAAGATCACGCTCGACAACACACAGGATAATACCGCGCTGCAAGAGTGGAACGACACAAACAGCGTTCAGGACAAATTAAGCGAAATCAGCAAGCAAGCAGCCATTTACGGACGGGCACTTGCTTTTTTGTACCAAGACGAAGACAGCAATACATGTCTTGCATACAGCTCGCCTATTAATTCATTCATTATCTACGACGACACGGTAGCGCACAAAGCCATTGCATTTGTCATGTATTGGCATGATGAAGACAACAATTTAACTGGCAAGGTGTATCTGAAAGACGGAATATACGGCCTTGATATGGTTCGCTTTGAAGGAACGGCCGGATTTAACCCATTTAACGAAGTACCAGCAGTTGAGTTCTTCATGAACACCGAGCGACAAGGCATCTTTGAGAACGTTGAGACGCTCATCAATGCCTTAGACAAGGTACTAAGCCAGAAGGCGAATCAGAATGAGTATTTTGACAATGCGTACTTGGTTCTAAAAGGTCTGAAACTCGATGAGGACGATGACGGCAACCCCAAACTCGATCTTAATGGCAACCAAATCATCTATGCTCCAGACGCTGATTCTGCTCAAGGCGTAGCTGAATTTCTGACCAAACCTGATGGTGATGCCATTCAAGAACACCTCATTGACCGTCTCATCAGCATGATCTATCAGATTAGCATGGTCGCAAATCTGAACGACGAAGCATTCAGCGGTAATAGTTCTGGCGTTGCATTACAGTACAAATTGCTACCAATGAGGAACCTAGCGGCCAATCAAGATCGTAAGTTCACACAGTCACTCCGGTCCCTTTACAAGATCGCGTTCAGTGTTGGAACAATTCTGCCAGAAAGTAAAGCCGATGAATGGCAAAAGCTTAACTTCGCATTCTCGCGAAATCTTCCGGAGAACATTACCGACGAAGCAGACGCGGCTTCTAAACTCAAAGGCCTTGTATCAGATCAGACTATGCTTAGCACCTTATCATTTGTCGATGATCCTAAGGCTGAAATGAAACGCATTGCTGATGAGACTGCCAAGAAAGCAAAAGATGCTGCTGCTAACAGTCCGTCAAGCCCGGACTTCCAGAAATTGCTGAATGGTGGTGGCAATGATGACAACAACGACTCAACAACGGATAGCGAGTAATTCTGCCTACTGGAATAAGCGAACGGCCGCTGAACGGAAATGGATTGTCGAGAACCTTAAGAATGACGAGGCGTTCAATGCCAGAATTCAGGAATATTTTGACAAAGCTTTAACCAACATTCAAAAGGATATTGATTCAGAGCTTGCCAAGTATTCCGCATATAGCAACGACAGTATGGCCGGTGCGCGTCAAGCGGTGATGGCCACCGACGTTAAAGCTTATCAAGCGGAAGCAAAGTCGATTGTCGATGATGCTAGAAAGATGTACAACGGCGAACCCCTCAAATATTCCGACTTTAGCAAGGATGTCAATGATCGTCTCAAGCTATACAACGCTACCATGCGGATTAATCGCTTAGAAATGCTCAAGAGTGAGATTGGTCAAGAAATGCTTGATGCACACATGAAAGTGAACGCTGATCTAATATCAAAATTGAGCGATGATTATCAATCCGAGATCAAACGGCAAGCCGGAATACTTGGAGAGACGGTATCTAAGGGCGGCTACACTGATTTAGCCAAGTTACTCTCCAAACGAGAGGGAGATTACACCTTCTCACAGCGCATCTGGATCAACCAAGACATTCTAAAGGCTGAACTGGACGAGCTGCTGACTGCCGCCACCATTCAAGGACAGAGTCCACTAAAGATTGCTCGCAAGTTACGCGGTCAAGTGACAGAAACGGTGAACAATCACCGCTATGTAACTGAACGAATTGCACGTACTGAGTCAGCTCGGATTCAAACACAGGCGCAATTAGATAGCTTCCACAAGTTCAATTATGACTATTGCAAGTGGGTGGCAGAACCGGATGCGTGTGACGTGTGCAAGGAGATTTCAGAAGGTGGCAGAACAGGTAAAGGCATGTACAAGGTTGATGACGTGCCGGATATTCCCGTCCACCCAAATTGCCGATGCTCCATTGCGGCATATGTGCCAGATGATGAAGCTGAATAATTTCTCAGCCGCAGATAGCGGCTATTTTTATGCCATCAAGTCCAAGCGTGACCGACTATAAAAGCTCCGGTAAATCAAGACGCAAGCCTGATCCGTCTAAAAAGCTGTGGAAGGAGTTCTTAACATGATTCCCAAGATTTTAATGCCGATGAATTTACAATTTTTCGCTGAAGATACTGGTGCCGACGGTAGTCAAGAGAACCAGCAAAACAGCGAATCTCAAAGCGACAATGACACCAACACTCAAGACGCGGAAAATGACCAAGGCAGGTCTGATGAAAGCTCTGATCAGCATACCTACACCGATGAACAGGTCAATGAAATCGTCAAGAAGCGTCTTGCTCGTGCCGAGAAGGAGAAGCAAGCTGCTGTTGACGAGGCTGCAAAGTTGGCCAAGATGAATGCCGACCAGAAGAAGGATTATGAGCTTCAAAAGGCTCAAAAAGAACGAGACGAACTCAAGTCACAGCTTGCCACCTATGAGATGGGAAAACAAGCTCGATCAATGTTCGAAGATGCCAAGCTGTCGGTCACAGAGGACGATTTGAAGCATGTTGTAACGCCTGAGGCAGAATCAACCGAGACCAATGTTAAGTGGCTCATTGCGCACGACCAAGCCGTAGCAGAGCGCGTCCGTCAAGAACTGCTGAAAGGCAGTACACCATTGGACCCGTCCTCCAACCGCAAGACGAAGAGCCTCAAGGATATGACTTTGGTAGAGCGCAGCGAATTGCAACGAAAAGACCCAGAGATGTACAACAAATTACTCACAAAATGAAAGAGGTAAACAAATATGCCAGAATTTAGTGGTGCAACAGCCAAATTGAATTTGGTCGAACCTAAAGTATTCGCGGATTATGTCTTGGAACAGCAAACCGCTACTAACCGTCTGCTCTCTAGTGGCATTCTCACTACCGACCCAATCATTCAAGCACAATTGCTCAAGGGCGGGACTTATGTAACTATTCCTACCCTGCAAAGTCTTAGCGGGGAAGCTCAAACGTGGAACGACACTAGCGACATTACTGTTGGCAATGTTGACAGTTACAGTGCTATCGCTCCACAAATGTACCAAGCCAAGGCGTTTGGGTACACCGATTTTGGTCAACTTTCCACCGGTGCGCCTGTTGCTGAACAGATCGCGGGGCAATTCGCATCCTTCTGGAACATCCAAGACAACAAGCTTCTGATTGCAGTCTTGAAGAACGCGTTCCTCAATGCAGATTTGCAAGCGGTTAAGTCGTACGGTATGGGCACACCTGCTACGTTATCTGCTGGTGATTTCATTGCCGCATTGTCACGTATGGGTGACGTTGCCAGCCCTCAATTAACTAAGATTGTGCTTAATTCTGCCGCTGTTGGTGCAATGCGCGATCAAAACTTGATTGACACTATTCAGCCATCTAATGGTGGCACGCCAATCAGCTACTACAACGGCATTGAAATCGTTGAAGACGATGCACTACCAGTCGCAGCAGATGGTACCACGGACGCGTTCATCATTGCTAACGGTGCTGTTTCTTATGGCTTGGCTAATCCAGAAAACAGCTATGAGGTCAAGCGTGACAGCCTTGGCAATGGTGGCCAAACTGCTGTTATCAACCGTCGCACGCTTGCAATGCAAGTTGCTGGTACGTCATTCACTGACGTTACTAAAGTTGCTGGCCTTGGTTACAGCGCAATCAACGCTTCGGCAACGTCTATGTACGACTTAGTTGGTGACCCTCGCAGCATTGGCGTCGTTGACTATCGATTCAAGATTGATCCTAAGTTCGTTGTTGCTGGAATCAACGCCCCAAAAGCCTAGCGCCGTCTGGAAATGACGACGGCTTCGACCCTAGCGGAGATGTCAAGCCAACGAGTGCACAAACCGTTGATGAAATCAAAGCATGGCTGAATGCTCACAGCATTGATTATACCGGTAAGACCTTGAAGGCAGACTTGCTTGCGCTTGTCCCTTCAGACTAGCTTGAACACCGTCGCTTACGAAAATCACAGTGCTGCGAAAGCAGGGCGGCGGAAAGGAGGCATAACATGGCTGATACTGATCCGGTAACGCTTGCGGATTTGAAGACGATGATGGAAATCAAAACTGACACACAAGATGATGTTCTCAATCTCATCATTACCAACACCACCAAAGCTCTCCGGTTTAAGCTCGATTTAAAGCCCACAGAAGACTTCCCAGAGGAGCTTTCATACATTGCCCTAGAAGTATGCATCAGACGCTACAACAGGCGTAAGAACGAAGGTATGACGTCTTACGAGCAAGAAGGCCAGTCATTCACGTTCAAATCTAACGATTTCGATGATTTCGCTGATGACATCAACGACTGGAAAGAAGCCAACGGGAAGAATGCTAAGTCTCTTGGTACCGTCAGCTTCATTTCTGGCTATCCAAAGAGGTGATCATATGCGTTTGGACCATGAGATCACATTCTGGACGGATGATGAAGAGTACAACCCTAAAACGCACGAGTACGGTGACCCAAAAGAGGTAGCCACGGCTGCTGCCAGCGTCACCGACATGGGAACTGATAAGAGTGCTCAACTATTCGGTAACTATGCTCAAAAGGCAAAAGTAATTCGATTAGCTGAGCCTATTTCCGTCAATTGGAGCTATTTAACGATTGATGATGAGGCGACCCATTACGCTCTCAATACAGCCCGCGTTCCGCTTCAAAACGCTACTTTGATTGTGGGTGAGACGAAATGAGCAAAGCTAGTATCAGCTATAACATGCAGATAAAAGGCATGGATAAGTTGGTTGCTGGTCTGTTGAAGCGAGCGAAGATGGACGTTGTCAAGCAAATCATCAAACAGCAGACAGCACAGTTGCAAACTCGTGCTCAGCAAATGACGGGCACCGTGTACGCTCATCCTACTGGTGCTACAAAGCGTGGCATCAAGTTATCGCTTGAAGATGGCGGCCTAACGGGCATAGTTGGCATGTCAATGGAATACAACCCATACACCGAAAAAGGGACGCGATTTATGCGGGCGCGTCCTGTATTGAAGCCTGCGTTCCTTTATCAGAAAGTTCAATTTATTAATCAGCTTAAACAAGCAGCAAAGTAGGTGATTCAAATCACATCACCAGAGCAAGAACTCTACGATTACTTCTATGCGTTTTCGCAATCATCTGGGTACAAGACTTACGACCATTTGCCCATGCAGCAGGAGAACGCCCCGTATCCCTTCGTCATTGTTGGCGATATTCAAGTCGTACCTACTGCAACAAAGACGTCACTCAATGGCAATGTGCTAATCACCATCGACATCTGGGGCGACAAAAAACAGCGTTTCACCGTATCTGATATGGCGGAGCGCTTTTTTCGTGCCGCGATTGGGCAAGTGCTAACAGATGATTACCGATTCTATGGACGTGTAGAAGACCAGTCAAAAGAGTTCACACAAGACCAGAGTGTCCCTGACACGGTTCTCAACCGAGCCACGCTGATACTCAATCTCAATATTTTATAGGAGGCCATAATATGGCAAATGAATTAAAAGTGCTAGAAGGCATGGACGTTGTTGCTTTGGCTCGCAAACATAGCGATCAAGCAACGGTTAGCGGCCAAGTTATTCCTTGGCAGACTTCGCTGTCCTTTGATCCGTCTGTTGACAGTAATTCCACTGTTACCAAGGACGGCAATGTAGCAACTCGTAGTTCCGCAAGTACCGATCTTGAAGTCGAGTTCCTGAACAACACGGCCGCAATTGCAGACGTAATGTATGACTCACTGTTTGACGGCGAATTGCTCGACTTTTGGATTCTCTACCGCAAGCGTAAGAATTCCGCTGGCAAGTATTACGCATGGTACATGCAAGTTACCGTTCAAGAAGACAGCAGCGACAATGACCCTGATGATCACTCTACTCGCGATGTCACATTCTCAGTTAATGGCACACCAAAGCGCGGATGGACAACGCTAGACAACGCAACTCAGGAACAGGTTGATTACGTATTCCTTGGGGTTGGCAAGGTCACTGAAACCGATGCTACCGGTGGTGGCACTGTTTGGGACAAGGCTGTTGATCCGGGTACTAATACCGCTGGCACTGAACCAGCTGGCGGAACTGGTACTGGAGCATAACAGCATAAGAGACTTGTCATCAGTCGCCTAAGAAAGTCATAGTACGGGTGAAACCCGGGCGGCTTTAAAAGAGAGGATTTTAAATCATGCAATTAACCATTAACGGTAAAGAATACGAGCTCAACTTTGGCGTCCGCTTTGTTCGCGAAATGGATAAGAATATGGGTGCCGTCATGCACGGCATTAACTTTGGCATGGGTGTTGC